ACTTCCAGCAGTTCCATATTGACTGAAGCATCGTAGCGCAAAGTATTAATGCCTGCGGCAAGCTGGAAAAACACAGAATCAGTGTCAAGCAAAGAAAAAGCATTTGTTACCACCGCTCCATTGACGCTGATTACTCGCTTTCCGGCGAAATGGGTATACACACGCAGTTCATCCCCGGCATCCATCGTCGTGAGAAGCCGGATGTATTCACCGGTGTCAATGTTTAAGAGTTCCGGATTCGTAACCGTCCCCAACGCCTGGAATACAATCTCGCAGCCACAGGAAACATCACCGATGTTGTCCACCGTGATGATCTGGCTGGGCTGCCGCATTCCAAACTCCATGCCGCTTTCAGGTATTTCAAGTTCAAACTCGAATAGCGGTATCCAAGAAGCCAATTCCTCACGCATTTCTTCCAATGACTCAAAGAAGGGAGAAGGGCAAAGGAGACTGACAAAAAAGTTAGGTATCCGCTGCCTGGTGGAAACGACAAAGCCTGCTTCCTCTACAACGCAAGCAATTTGCCGTTCACGGTATCGAAGCGTCCCATTCAGCTTAGGGCTAAATATCTGAAGGAGGCGCTGCCTGTGTGCATAAGCATCATCAGGTGTATCTGCTAAGACAGTACCCTCCAGTATGATGTTGCGCATATCCAATGTAGAGGAAATATAAAAAGCACCGTCCTGATCTGGTGCCTTGAAAGTGTTAACGGTCTGACGTATGTTGCCAGTGCCGTCTATTTTAGTAAGAAAATACGGTCGGCTTTGTTTGAGCGTGATGCTCCTGCCAGCCGCATTAATATATGTTAGTTCCACAGTCAGACCTCCTTTAAAATTCAAGTGCCAGCTTGCGGGAGAGGTTTTTGAACTCCCTTGCCAGTTCTTTTTCGGACAGAGCCTTTGGCGTTACCACTGAGAGGTTTTGGGTGATGCTTGCGCCGGAGGCACTGCCTTGTCCGGATAAACCTCTGTAATTCAAATCGAAGTTTGTAGGTACTGCATTTTGCATATCCCTTGAAACTGCAGCCATTGCATCCTCAAAGCCCACACCGATGCCTTCGCCCATATTATGGCCAATTCCGGCAAACAGAGCAGACGGGGACTTGATACCGAAGAAGTTCTTAATCTTCGATACCACATTACCGAAAAATCCAGATATCTTATTCCATAGCCAAGCACCTGCGTCAGAAATACCATTCCACAACCCTTTAATCAAATTGCCACCCACTTGTGCCATTTGACCGATATAACCAGTGAAGGCTCTGACCAGTCCCGAGATGATTTGAGGAACTGCCTTAACAACCTCTACGATTATCCTTGGCAGGTTTGCAATCAAGGCAACAAACAGCTGAACACCGGCCAGAATAATCTTATCGATGTTTCCAATGATGGCATTGACCAGTGAAGAAACAATCTTCGGAATAGCAGCTACTACAGTAGTAATAATCTGAGGAAGTGCCTGAATCAGCGATATCAAAAGCCGGATACCTGCATCAATAATCAAAGGAATCGACCCAATGACTGCATTGATGATACTGTCAACTATTTGCGGAATTGCTTCTACAACCGCCGTAATGATGGTAGGCAATGCTGTCACAAGTGAGGTCAGCAACTGAATACCAGCATCAATAATCTCTGGAATGGATTCAATCAAAAAATCCACCACGGCTTCGATGATGGCAGGCAAGGCAGAAACAAGCTGAGGTATTGCATCTACCAATCCCCGTGCTAACCCTATAATCAACTGCAAAGCTGCATCCAGCAGCATTGGCAGGTTCTCAATCAAAGCTTGGACAATCTTCGTGACTGCAGAAACCGCTGCGGGGATGAGCTGCGGCAAAGCTATGCCAATTCCCTCCACAAGAGCGGTGACCAGTTCTATTGCCGCATTTATGAGCAGTGGAAGATTATCAATCAAAGCACCGACAATTGTCATTAGAGCACTGACCGCCGCCGGGATAAGTTCTGGTAAGAGGTTTAAAATTGTTTCCAAAACTTGCGTGAAGATGCTTGTGACTAATTCAAGTAGCATGGGAAGCAAGTCAGCCACCGCTGCTAAAATTGCACCTGTTGCTGTCGGTAATGCTGCCACGATATTTTCTAAAACTGGTACGATGTTGGTAACAACTGCTTTGAAAGCATCAACAAGATTCTCTGTCAAATTTGTCATGTCTGCATTGGCATTGCCCAGCCCAGCTGTAAAAGAGCCAAGTGCGGCTTGAAGCAGACCAATCGAACCAGTAATTGTCTGAGTTGATTCACGGGCGAAGTTTCCGGCATACTGCTCGGTATTCTCAAAAAACATCTGCATGGCGATTTCAGCTTTTTCTGCCTGCGTTGCGGTATTCCAAGTAAAATCCAGACCCTTTGCGAGAGCATAGGCTTGGATGTTAGTGGCATTCATGGCAACACCGAGATTATCCATCATCGTAAAATTGCCTTTAGCCGCGCCTGTGACTGCTTCCATGGCAGAGGACATATCAATACCCATAACGGATGCCATATCCGCAGCACGCTGCATGGCTTTTTCAGTTAGTTCAAGACTTTTACGCTGTTCAATACCAGAGCCTTGAAACAAGGCACCCATTTTGTTGGCAGTGGCGAGATACTCACTTTGGGAGACACCGAGGTTCCTATATGCTTCCTCACCGGTTTTCTGAATCGATGCCGCATATGCACCAAAAACAGCCTCAGAGCCACCGAGGTTTTGTTCCAACTCTCCGAATTGCTGAACCACCTCTTTACCTAACTTAATAGCAGCAGCTCCTGCGGCAACGGCAACTGCGCCCATCGCCACACCAATGCCCTTGAGTACACCACCGAGTTTCTCAAACCTGCCACCGGCATCTTCTGCACTTTTACCGGATTCGTCTAATTCATCGCCGAGATTATCCGCCTCGATTGTGGACTCTTCAAGTTCACGCTCCATACCGTTGAGTTCTGCTTGTGCCTTGTTCAGCTGAATCTGCCAGTTTTGAGTACGGCGGTCATTTTCGCCAAAAGAGGAGGAGGCATTATCAAGAGCAGCCTTTAGGGTTGAAATCTTCTCTTTCTGTGCATCGATCTCTTTATTCAGAACCGCATTCCGAGCGGTGACCGATTGTATTGATTTATCGTTTTTATCAAATTGGCTGGTAACAAGGGTCATTTCACTGCCCAGCACCTTGAATGACTGGTTGATTTCGGAGAGCGCTTTCTTAAATTCACGCTCGCCCTCGACACCTATCTTTAAACCGAAATTGTCTGCCATGCCTTCACCTCCTCCTATATACCCGGTGGGATAATATCGTCAATCGTTCGGGTTTTCTTCGGCTTTTCAATGCCGCGCCATTGCTTGTGGCAGGCCCATAAATCAAAAAACAGCCCGATGGGCATGAGCCAGAATTCTTCTGCATCCATGCCCATCTGAACTGTTCCATAATAAAGAAGCCGGGTAAAGACTTCAGCGTCCGTTACCCGACTTCCACGTTTTTTGGTGTTTCTTCCTCACTTTCAACATCTCGCTTTGTACCTTTAAACATTGCTTCGGTGATTGCGTTTTTATATGCTGCCAAGTCAAGCGGAGAGGTAAGAAGCTCCACCTCTTCCTCGGTGAGAAGTTCTTCCGGAGCGTTCTTATTCTTAAGGTTGTGAATCAAAATGGATTGATTTGCCAGCAGTGTGATGAGCCAAACAATCTCATCCAAGGCCATCTCGAAGTTTTCGGATTTCATCAGTTTTTCTCCGAGATTTTCAAGGCCACCGTAACGACCGGCAATCGCTTTTGTCGCACGTGTGGTCAGAACCAGTTCATACTCTTTGTCGCCGATGTTGATTGCGGCGCTTCTCTCATTATCCATTCTGCATCCTCCTTACGGCTCCGGTGTGTAGACCGGCTCATAAACTTCAGTAAACCAACCGGTTATAGTACCGGATGAGACTCCTGCGTCACCTTCCGTGACCTCCGCCTTCCAGGGATGCTTACCCATGCCATCCAGTTTGTTACGGCGCATAACGGTACCTTCAATAGTAGGTGTAGAAAAGGTAATAGAATCAGCCTTTGTCTGTAGGTTTGTTGCAGGAAGGCCGAACTTCACGCGATAGAGCCAGAAGTACCGATACGTGCCGTTGGCCTTTTGTGCTCTGAAGCCAACTGCCACGGGTGTACCCACATTCTCACTGGCGGAGATCAGTACACCGTTATCGTCAGTGGATGCGCCGGTTAGATCTGCCGCGACAGTTGGGCCAATGTCATCCACGCCGAGGGTAAGGGTACCGCTGTTAAAATCTTTTACCACTTCAGCGGCACCGTCATCCGCATACAAAATTGCTTCAACCAGCTCCACCGAAAGTTCAGCGGTGATGGCTTTGGCGAGTACCGAAGGCACAGCGTAGGTTTCTTCGCCGTTGGAATCTTCGGTTATCTTTGAATAGTACAGTCTGTCAAGACCGATAGTTGCCATGTGTTATTCCTCCAATCTATAGTTTTTTGCCACGTCAATGACGTAATGGTGATATCCCGTATCGTCCTCGTGTCCGATATATCGTCGTTCAGTCACAGTAAAATCGGCATTCAATAAAGCCTGTGTGATCTGCCTTTTCCGCTGCTGGTAATTGCCTTTTGAGAACAGAGATATTCGAACTTCCTGCACATCAAAGCCCGGGCGGTTATCGGCATGGACTTCAAATATGTCCGTCAAAGGGATAAAGACCAGATATTCGTCAGGAGGTACACCGCTGAACACGCCGGTTTCGATAGGGATACCCAGCGGCGTCAGGACTTCGTTTAAATCCGAAAGTAGACTCATATCTTATTTACCTCCTCGTTGTGAACGGTCAATAGAAATACAGCATTTTCGGCCATTTAAAATGCAGCACTTGACCACCGTTTTTTCTGGAAATTTTCTTGTTAATCCTTGAGTATTGTTTC